ACGATCACCGCTAACTGAGGTTAAGTCATGGCCATAACTTATAACGCTACGCTCAAGACAAACCGGATGCAATTGGTGTCTGACCTCGTTGCGTCTAAGGTCGCGGCCGCCTCTACCGGTTCGGCCTCAGCCGGCCAGCTCGTGATCGGCACCGCATCGCTATCAGGTGCGACCGGCGTGCTCGCCACTATCCCGCTCTCGACCACGCCCTTCACGCTCGCTGGCGCTGTCCTCACTCTCGCCGGTGTCCCGCTCAGTGTCGCAGCTTCAGCGTCAGGTGTAGCGGCGTTGGCCGAGCTGAGGAACAACGCAGGCGTCACGGTCGCCTCGGGCCTGACTGTTGGTACAACGGGCACAGACATCATTCTGGGCTCGACGTCTATCACCTCGGGCGGGACCGTGACCATCACCTCCGGCACGATTACTCATGGCTGACAACATCACACCCAGTATTGTGGGGGTCCAGCCGACATCGCCGGCCAGATGTGCCGAGTGCGGTGTCGTCAGTGAGCAGCCACTTTATAGTGTGAACATAACTATGGTTTGTTATGACTGTTTTATGAAACTGAGGGGAAGCCCACCGTCCGAGGTGCCCCATGGCCCGTAAGTTCAACGGCACCGGCGATATGATGTCGCTGCCGTCCGGGTTTAACCCGCTCGGCAGTTTCTCTCTCGGGATGTGGTGCAATCCCGCGTCAGCGCCTTACCGAGGTGCCCGTCTTACATTGTCCGGTTATCCTGGTGGCACCGGGTTTGCTCATGAGTTCAACAGCGCATCGCCTTCGGTGATGCTTCTGCTCAATCCTGGCGTTGCTGTCATCGGTGTTTCAAGTGGGGCTATTCCTGATGGCACATGGGTTCACCTTGGTCTGACATGGAACGCCACGACCTACGCGTACCAGTTTTTCACCAATGGTGTGCTTGATGGTTCCGGGACTGCCAGCCCGTTTACGATTGCTGCGGCAACCAATTATTTCATTGGCTCTAATGGTCCGTCGCCTGATTATGTCTATGGCGGCGATATGTCAGACCTCGCTGTCTGGGACACGATTTTGCCAAGCGCAAAATTCGCCAGCCTCGCGGCCAAGACCCGTGCCAATCAGATCGGATTGAACGCCAATCTTATCGGCTACTGGCCGATGCTTGGACTTTCGCCGGAGCCGGACAAGTCGGGTTTTGGTAACGATGCCGTTCTCTCCGGCACCACCATTTCTACTGATCCACCGGGGTTGCCACCTTATTCATCTACGGTTGCACCACCTGAAATATCGGGCACGCTTGCGACAACCGAAGCCAAGGACACAGTCGCCTTCGCAGGCACTGTAAGTCTCCCAGCTGTATCAGGTACACTGGCGGTAACCGAGGCCAAGGACACAGTCGCCTTTTCGGGTACTGTAAGTCTCCCGGCTGTATCCGGTACGTTCGCGATAACTGAAGCCACAGATATCGCGGCCTTCGCGGGCAACTCGGGTGTCTCAGGCACGCTGGCGACAGTTGAAGCCAAAGATGTCGCAGCCTTCGCCGGCATTGCGTTCATCTCCGGCACCCTGGCGACAACTGAAGCTCAAGATGTTGGAGCCTTCGTCGGCGTCGTGACCGGTATTGTGTCGGGCACACTGGCGACAGTTGAAGCCAAAGACCTTGTCACTATCATTGGAGGTTCTGCAGTAGCGCCAGTGGAGCTAGCCGGCGACATGTCACCGTCGACTGTGCTAGCCGGTGACAGCACTAACGCGTTGCTCGTGGGCATCAGTGGCGACCTGGCACCGTCGACTGTGCTGGGTGGTGACCTCGCAGTACAAGCAGCCCCGTTGCTCCTGGCTGGCGACCTATCCCCATCGACAGCGTTCGCGGGCGACGTCACGCTGACCGCCGGCGTCATCGGTGACTTGTCGACGTCAGTGGTGTTCAGCGGTGACATCACGGTCATTGGCGCTGGCCTTGATTTGGTCGGTGATCTTTCTACCTCCGTGACGTTGTCCGGCAATCTCCTGCTCACCGCGGGCCTCGCTGGTAACCTGTCGCCTCTGACAGTGTTCGGTGGCGACCTCACTATAGCCGTAGCCCCGCTAAACCTAGCGGGCAACCTGTCGCCGTCCATCGTGATGTCGGGCAACCTCACGCTGGTGAGCGCCACAGGCTGGGTGGATCTAGCCGGTGACCTGTCGCCGTCCATCGGGCTGGGAGCCGATGTCGGACTGGCGCCTGTCGCTGGTGGCGATCTGATATCACGGCAGGGCGACCTGGTGCCGTCAGGTGGCTCGGTAGTACAGCAGATAGCCGATAAAGACACCGAGAAGGCTGTACTCGTTGTCAACGGCCAAGAGTTTCGGGATTGGGAAAGCGTCATGGTTCGACATGCGATCCGTGAAGTGCCTCCCTACAGGTTTCGCTTCACCTGCTCTGAGGGTATACCCATCGCTACGAACTTCGCGAAGATGCAGATCAAGCCGGGCGATCAGTGCGAGGTGTACCTCGCGGGCATCAAGGCAATCTCCGGCAAGGTGTCTACGAGGCAAGTGTACTACGACAAGAGGCGACACTACATTGAGATACAAGGCGCGACGTTCACGCTAGATCTGTCAGGCTCGAGCCCTATCACCAAGACGATGGAGCACAAGGATGTTAACTTCGAACAGCTGGCGAAGTCGTTGCTCAAGCCGTACAACATCCCATTCAAAGTCGAGGGTGGGCAACTGCCACAGTTCAAGTTTCCTCGAGTATCATTGATGCACGGACTGAGTGTGCTCGATCATCTGGACATGTACTCGCGACACGTCGGCGCAGGCTTTACGAGCGACGCCAATGGGAGCTTCGTCGCCATCGCCGGGCCCGGTCAAGGAGGAGACTCGGTGGTCGAGGGGGAAAATATCTTGGTCGGTCGTGAGATCATATACAACCCGAGCATGGAGAGCTCAGCGCCCGCCATCAGTCAACAGACAGGCAGTGATCAGAAGAGCATGGCGAAGGTCGCGTCGGTACCCTACCTCAACCAAGCGATGCAAACATTAGGAAAATCATTCATGCCATTCGTGATCCCCATGGAGATACCCTCAGCCGACCCACAGCACATGCAAGGGCGCGCGTCGACCGAGCGCAACTGGCAGGCTGAGGATCAGATCACGGTGTTCGCCACGGTCGAAGGCTGGCTCAGGCCCAGCGGCGGATTGTGGGAGCGCAATCAGCAGGTGCACGTCACCAGCCCGATGCTGATCATGGACATGGACCTGACACTGAAGTCAGCGACTTTCACGCAGGACAGCACCGAGGGTGCCCGCACAGTACTCGAGCTATGCAACCCGCTTGCCTTGGGCGGTGGGACTCCGCAGATGCAATGAGGCAGTGATATGGCTAACGAACGACAAACACTCCAGATGCTCTCGAACCAGATACGAATGAGCATGAGCCGTGCGACGGTGCGCGAGTTCGATGACGACCACGACATGCAGCAGATCAAGTACGCCGACGTCTATCACTCCGAGACGCCCAGTGACTTCGAGCGCTGGCAGATGGTGGGCCTAACCTCCACCCCGCTCAAGCAGGATGAAGCTGACAAGCAACAGAAGCAGAACAAGAAGAGCGATCAGCAGGAGGGCGACTGGAACCACGACCAGCCGAAGGAGCCCGCGGCTGAGGCCATCATGATGTACCTGGGCGGCTCGCGCAGTCACCCTGTCGCGATGGTCGATGATCGCCGGGTGCGTCCTTACAAGATACCTGAAGGAGGCACGGCCCTATATGCGGCGTCGGGCACCGGACAGATGTTCTACCACAATGACGACGGGTCTCACATTGTCGTCACCAATAATCCGAAGTACGGCAAGAACCAACAGCAGAAAGAACGTTACGCGTCGATGCGTCACGTCACCAAGCAACCTCAGCAGCGCAAGTTTCAAAGCGGGGGCGGTGGTAATGGAGGCGGTGGCGGTGCTCAGGTTACCCCACATGATGGTAGTGGGGGTGGGGGTGGAGGCGGCGACTACAAGCACGAAGGCGATACGGTGCTCACTGAGATGCGCGCGACCAAGGACTCGGTCGAGACGCGCGACGGTGATCAGATCGTCGGGGTCTATAGCAAGAACGGCCAGAAGTGGGACTTCAAGGGCAAAGAACATCAGATCTCTTCGACCGACAAGCATACGGTCACGGCGCAACTCGTCAACATGACGAGCCAGACTATCAACCTGGCCGGTAGCACTGGCGTCGCCATTACAGGACCCACGTCAGTCAATGGCAATCCGGTTGCGACTGTCGACATGTTCGATGACAGGGACCGTGTCATCGCCAGGCTCGAGGCGAGGATTGCTGCATTGGAGGCGCGATTGACATGAGTCAGATCTCACAATTCAAAAATCCATGGCGCGACATGCTGATGCAGCAAGCGTCGTTTCGTGGAGTGGTCTTTCACGTCGAGACCGGCTCACGCCTGAGCGGCCGTCGCACTGTTGTCCACGAGTACCCGAAGCGTAATGATCCTTACGCCGAGGACATGGGGCGACAAGCCCGGCGCTGGAATATCCAAGGTTACTTGATCTACCACCCATCAGGGGCGCTCTATGAGTACACGAGTCAACGGCTCGCCTTGTTTAATGCCCTTGAGAGCGACGGTCCGGGTAGACTTGTTCATCCGGTCTTTGCCCGAGGCGGTATCATGGCTATGTGTGAACGCTACACCATGGTCGAAAATCGCCAGCGCGGGGGCTTCACAGAATTCGAGATGCAGTTTGTCGAAGCCGGCAGCGCGGGTAATTCCCAGATGGTCGTCAACACTACCTCTCAGGTCAATACGCAAGCGGCCGCAGTAGACAAATCAGCGACTGACATGGTGAACAACGCACCGACTGACAGTGTATGGCAGGCTGGTGCCCCGGCCTTCAGGACTTACACATGAGCGTCAGCACAGAAGAGCCAGAGCTCAAGGTGATTATCGGTCACATCTGCGACTATATTTCGAATATGGTCGCAGCGAAGGGCGAGCAAGCGGCCTCGATGCGTCGGCAGATAGGTGAGATGCGATCTTATGGCATCGACTATCTCCAGGACAAGACGTTCGGCACAAACATGTGGAACATCTTCATCACGGCGCGAACGCTGCCCATCACTGTCGACCGGGTCGCCTTCGTGCGTCAGCAGCTATACAATGAGATACCCACCGGGTTGATCGCTACCCTGGTGGTCGACACCACGATCTTGTACTGTTTGACGACCGAGAGTATTTTTCTCACTCAGATGACGTTCACCAGCCGCGATGAGGTCGCCGACTTGATGAAACGAATGAAGGCCGGCTTCGATCAGGCGCGCGACATGGCTGCAGATCGTTTCGACTCGGCGACCTACCAGAACCTGACGTACCTCGCCGGGTCCTTGATCAACCACCTCAACTCAGTCGCCCTACGCCTGCCAAGTCTCGTGAGTTTCACCTTCCAAGCCAGCCTGCCCGCGTTGTATCTCTCGAACCGCATCTATCAAGTGGGCACCCGGGCCGAAGAGCTCGAGCAGATGAACGACGTAGTCCACCCACTGTTCATGCCCAGAGAACTTGAGGCACTTAGCTCATGACCGACATCCGGATTATCGAAGTTGTATCCCTCGAGGCCATGACAATGGACTGGCTGCTGCAGGCTGACGGCACCTTGGATGAGTCCAATGAGCTCGCGACTGCAGTCACTCTCGCTCTAGGCACCGACGCGTTGGCAGGCGAGGAGGAGATCTTGCCTGACCCGGACAGCGATGATCGCCGAGGATGGTGGGCTGACTACCAGGCGGAGGAGATCTGGGATGGCTGGCCCATAGGCGTCAAGAATTGGCTCTTACGCCGCGCCAAGATCAATGACGTTCCTTCATTCGAAGGCCCGACAGTAGAGCGTGCCCGCATCTACACTGAGCAGGCGTTGCAGCCTTTCATCGACAAGCAGATCTGCTCGGGAATGCAGGTGACGGCCGAACGCGTTGGCCTTGATCGCATCTACGTCAGCGTCATCATGTTTCGTGGGCCTAAAGATGATATCGCTTTAAAGTTCCAGATACTCTGGGGTGAATAAATGCCTTGGTCAACTCCATCGCTAAGAACTGTGCGCGAGATGGTGCGCAACGATGTCATGGCGGCTCTCTACGGCGCCGTCCTCGTGGGCAACAGCGTGCTGCGCGTCATGTCGGACGCTATGGCAGGTCTCGCCCACCTGGTGCTGCGTTACATCGACTGGCTCGCGCTCCAGCTGCTTCCTGACACTGCTGAGAAGGAGTGGCTCGACAGGCACGGGAATATATGGCTCGTCAACGCTGACGGTACGATAGGGCGTAAGTCTGCGACGTTCGCTAGCGGTGCAGCGACCGCGACCGGGATGGTGGGTTCTATCATACCGGCCGCGACGCCCATGAACGCCTTAGGCGTCAACTACGAGACGATGGCTGAAACCATTATTGGCTCAGGCCCGACACCTGTTAGCGTGCCCATACAGGCGTTGGACCCGGGCTCGATTGGAAATATGTCTGAGGGGGATAGCATAACGTTCACAGTGCCCATCGCTGGGGTAGACACTAGCGCGACGATAGTGAGCATGAAGGGCGGCGCTGATACGGAGACCGACGACCAGCTGCGTTCTCGCATCCTGTTTCGTATCCGCAACCCGCCGATGGGAGGCGACATAGCTGACTACATCATCTGGGCGACTTCAGTGCCCGGCGTGACACGAGCCTGGGCGGCCTGTGAGATCGGCCCCGGTACGATAACGGTGCGCTTCATGATGGACGACCTGCGTGCTGATAACAACGGACTGCCTGAGCCCGACGATGTCTTGGTAGTCTCGGACTACATCGACTCGGTGCGCCCGGTCACCGTCAAGGACTGCTTCGTCTTCGCGCCTGCCTTCTTCTTCTACAACATCACCATCACTCAGTTGACTGACGATACGCCTGAGGTGCGCGCCCGCATCGAACAGTCGATCAAAGATATGGACCTTGCGAAGTCTGCCCCGGGTCAGACGATGTATCGGTCTTGGGTGAACGAAGCGATCAGCATAGCTATAGGCGAGATTAGCCACGAGCTAATTTTCGACACGACACCGATGCCGTCCATGGCTTATATGCCCAAGTGTGGGACTATACTTTATGAGTGATCGTCGGCTCTTCAGAAGGAAGTCTACTAAGTATGACCGTCACGTTCGCAGGAACGGGGACGACTATACGGTAGGCTTAGCTAACCTCCTGCCTCAGGGGTTGGCCTGGCCGAGGCACATAGACAGCGTGATCATGCGCGTGGTCAAAGGCCTCGCTCAGTTCTGGGGAGACGTGGTCGACGCTCGAGCGGCTGATCTGCTAGAGCGAGAGAGCGACCCACGCCAGACGATTGAACTGCTACCTGATTGGGAACGCAACTGGGGACTGCCTGACCCGTGCTACACTGCGCCCACATCGATATACGAACGACAGCAAGCGCTGGTTCGGCGGATGACGATCATAGGGGCGCAGAGCCGGCAGTTCTTCATCGACCTTGCGGCAGAGCTCGGCTACACTATCACTATCACGGAGTATCGACCTTTCTTCATTGCGATGGATGGCTGTGGTGACTGTCGCGTCTATGGCGCTCTCCCGCCTGATCCCATGCGCAATCAGTGGGGACAGATCATCTACAACCCACGTGGGGTGCCCGTCGCACAAGGAGAGTTGTCCGAGTGGCCTTGTTACGGACTAGGCCCACTGGCAAATCGATACTACTGGACGGTGCATGTCGATATGGCTAAGCTCGTTTGGTTTCGTTGTGCTTCGGGCCAATGCGGGGTTGACCCACATCTGCGTGTCGGTATCGCTGACGACTTGGAATGCTTGCTCAATCGGTGGAAGCCCGGGCACACCGAGATCATTTTTGACTACTCTGGCCTGCAGTCCGGTGGCGATATGGCTGGGACACCTTAAGAGGAGGCAGCTTTGCTTTACAACCAACCCTACGGCGTCAGTGATCCCAATGCGCCCTACATCAATGGCAATCCGTCTACCGGTACGATGGGCTCAATCCCGCCTGCTGCGAGCATCGAGTATCCGCAGCGTGAGATCGTCAACCTGATCACCGACGCGAAGTTCACGCCGACCAATGCGGATCTGCGCCAGATTGGCAAGGCCGTGCAGAGCGGGCAGCTGAACTACGCGCCTAACACGGGTGTGCCCGGTGCAGCCATTGCTGCTATCGCCCCGGTGCCGGACGCCTACTATCCTGGCATGGTGGTGCGCTTCAAGGCGACTTCAATCCCGACCGGCCCTCAATCGTTGGACGCCGGGCGTGGGCCTAATCCGATCATCAAGCCTGGCGGCGGTCCGATGACCGGTGGCGAGTGGTTTCCCGGCGATATCGTTATGCTCACCAATGACGGCGCAGGGCATTGGTTCTTGCCGGGAATGCCGGTCGCCATGCTGTTCGCCAATCGAGACTACTACGTCGCGATGACGGGTTCAGATACGGCCAATGATGGTACAGCAGCTAAGCCATTCCTGACTATACAAAAGGCGTGGAACACTGCGCAGACTTTCAATCTCAATGGCTTCAATGTCACCATCCACGTCGCCGATGGTGGCCCCTACGCTAAGCTCAGTGCTGGCCCTATCAACGGCAGTGGTAAAATTTTCATCACCGGCAATGTCGGTAATCCTCAGAACGTGACCGTCACAGCAACTGTAGGCCCAGCCTTCGGTTTCGGTGGCGCGGCAAACGTGACTCTTGACGGTTTGCGTGTCGCTTCGCAGTCATCCGCTGCAGGTGTTCCTGGTTGCGGCGTCATCGCATCGAACGGCGCCGTCGTGTTCTTGAATACCGTGGACTTCGGTGTTACCGCAGATGCTCACATCATTTCCGATATTGGCGGAGTCATTGGCATTAACGGACCAATCCGCATCACAGGCAACGCTACCGCGCATCTCTACAGCTACAACGCCGGAGCGGTTCGCGTTATCAGTGCGCCATTGACGATCCTCA